ATAGCCAATTACACAAAAAGCAGTAGGATCTCTATAGCCTACGTCAAGTCCAGCAAATACGTCCATGTCGGAAGTATTTATTTCTTCAAAGTTTCCGACACATTGTTCAAAATCAAAGTTCCATACCTGTCCTTCAAATGTGTTAAAATCTGCTTCGTATTCTTGTCGAAACTCAGCCTCGGACATGGATTTTTTAGCTTCCTGAATATCCATTTCAGACATTCTAGGATTAGATTTATAACTCGCCTTAATAGAGACCCACTCTGAAAAATCATCTGTAAATCCCCTATCAAAAAACTCTGCAAACCAGTTATTTCTTCCTCGCGGTGTAGAAATAAAGATTGCTTTTGAGTTATCCTTATCCAACGTAGGACGAAGTGCTACATTAAAAGCGTCTTTCCCATCAGCAAGAGCTGCTTCATCAAAGATAATTAGATCGTAAGATCTACCAACGCATGAGTCCACTTGATTTACTGACCCCATGCGTATGGTAGATCCGTTTGATATTTCAATCACTTTATCTTTTGCGTTATCTCTAACTACTTCCAGATCAAAATGCTTTATCAAGGTTCTTTGCAAATCAAAAGAGATTTGCGAGAGAGCATAGTTCGGAGACATAATTAAAATATTTGATGAAGGTACAAGCGAAACTAGTTGCCCAATAATATTGGCTATATATGTTTTTCCTTGCCTTCGTGAAATTGCCGCGCAGACGAATCTATATTTTGGATTATTTATAGCATTTATGATTGCGACTTGGGAAGGTAAAGGTGTGATTCCGAGTAAGTCCATGTAGGGCTCTACTGGGAGTTTCAAAAATTTATCTTCTTGGCAGTAATCTGCTATATACTCTGCAAAGATATCTTTGCGGCTAATTTCTATTGACATTTACTCTTGTCCCATAGATCTCGTTTTACTATACTTCCTACAAAGCTGCCACTCTGAAAGACTCTCATCTTCTTGTAACTCTTTTTGTCTAAGTATCTTTTTATACTCTTCTAAATTTTCAATAACTTTTCTAGCTTTATTTTGCTGATCCATTATTTTTTCGATTGCCATGCTGATGCTCCAAAAAATGCGGCTACTAAACCCGCGATTGCTACAAAATAGACACTCGCTATATCTCCCAATATACCGGCTGCCGTATCCAATTTAATAAGGGAACAAATTACGATTAACGAAGGATATAGTAACATGCCGAATAAAGCAAACCAAGCCATTGCTCGTTGTGCATCTGCTTTATCATGAGCTAATTTTAGTTGTTGTAGCTCTTTGCTTGTTTCTAGTTCTTCATCCGTAACAATACCGTCACCATCTGTATCGTACTCTGCATACTCTGAATTTTTTTCTAAGCGCTTATTCATCGTAGTACTGTCCATAAAAATCCGCCACTAACAGTCAGTATTAAAACTACTATAGTAATTGCAAGAACCATTACTTCGTTTTTAGTTTGTTGATTCTTTGCAACAGTGGCAGCTTTTGCTTTTGCTGCTCTCTTTTTTGCAGCTTGTATAGAAGTAATTTGTATCTTCTTCATTTCATTATACATATCTCCGTTTCCAGAGTAAATGAATAAATCCTTTAGTTGCTTTTCATAGTCTGCAACTTGTTTCTTTGCCATAGAAATCTTCATGGCATCCGTGGTGCTAAGAACAAGCTTTCCTGTTTTTACTTTTTCTTCAACTTCTGCAAGACCGCTCGCAGCTTGTGTAACTTTTCCAAAAACTCGAGAGATACTATCTACATTACTCTTTGTCTCCTTCAGAGTACTAATAGCCCCGTTGACCGCATTGAGTGCACCTATAACTGCGGTTACTTCGGCGAGCATTACCACTTCACCTTATCAGCCCAGTATGCTGCTGATATAGGGCCCTTTGCTATGTTTTTTGCATGACGGGCTTTAAAAGATGCTCGCTTCTTTTTCATAGCTTCGCTTTCGCCAGCTTTCGGTTTTCCTGCAGTTTTTGCTCCCTGCTGACCAAAACGAATAGTCTTTATTTTGTCACCCACCTTTGCAACAACAATGTGAGATTTTTTTGGATGACTCGGCGTTCTTTTTGGCTTATTAAACCCAGAAACTCCCGCTCTTTTAACTGCAGGATGTTTTTTCTTAGCGCTTTTTCGTCTTCGTACTGCCACGCTTTTTTCCTTTGTACCCACTTGCGTAGATAGCTCGAGCCTGTTTCATGGCATCTTTCTTTCTTTTATACGTTTTACCGGAACTCCCCCACTTATATCCACCTTTAACTTTTCTTACGGGCACGCTTTTTTCTCCTTTTCTTCGCTAACTGCTGACGAAAAGAAGCGGGTGCAGACACACCCGCCATTATTTCTTTTTCCTTCTAGCTCTCCGTTTAACAAAAGTACTCACGTTACGAGGCTTGCCTCCGGGATTGCCAGCAGCTCTCTTTCTCCGAATCGCAGATTTTCTTTGCGAAGGAGTCATGCGGGCTGCTGTAGCTGCAGGAACACATTTAGGATATTTCTTTTTTCCAGATTTAGTACGACCACACTTCTCAAAGCCGCCACCCTTTTTTGGTCTTGAAATATCTACCCAATTTTCTTTGAACCACTTAGTTAAACTCACGGTTTACCTCTTCTTACTTCCTCACTTTTTACGCTTACGCTTCGTGTGGGCCGAGTCTTTCATGAGCTTACCATTAGGCATATAATGGTACCCTTTTGGTGCTTTTTTGCGACGAGTTGTTTTCTTTCGTTTACTATAATATGCCATTAGCCTCTCATTTTTTTCAAAATAGCTTTTTGTAAAGCGGGGGGAAGCTTCTTTTGCTTAGCTGTTAAACCTTTCTTTTTCTTGCCATTTTTCTTAGGCTTCTTTTTGCCCATAGGCTTTTTCTTTCCGTAGTGTGAAGGCATAGTTTATCCCATGCGGTATTTACCGCCCTTGGCTTTATAGGTTCTTACAAGCCAACCATTAGCATATGCAGAAGGATATACTGCAAATTTTCTTTTTGCTTGAGCTTTTACACGAGCATAAAGTTTTTTATTTGTAGGTACAGACTTCTTTTTGGCCGTCTTTTTTCTTCGACGAACAGCCACTTAAATTTTGTCATAGCCAGGCATTCCTGCTGGCTCTTCTGCAGCAGGCGCAGCAGACTCTTTAACAAATTTCTTTGCTTCTTTTTCTGAAGAAAATCTAGCTACAACTTCCTGATCTTTCCAAACTCTCCAGATGCCTCTTTTTTCATCAATAGTCATTATATTATCCTAAAGGATTTGCCAAAGCATCTAATCCTTCCCAGAGATCATCAATCTCTTTATCTATTTTTTGAAACTTAGATTCCATTGTTTTTAAGTATTCATCAAACTTGTCAATACGCTCAACAGCAAGTTCTGCTTTTTCAACTTCGGTTTCCATTTCTGTAACAGTCTTCTCGGCAGTTACTACTCTTTCTTGTATTAACAATAGTTGTTGTTGTTGCTGCATTATTGTTTGAAGATTCGTTTGTAAAGTTGCCAGCTTACCTTGGAGTTGGCTGATATCGTTGTCTTCGAGCTCTTGTTTTATTAGATGAACTTCCTCCACAAGAGGTGCAGTATCTGGTATTTCGTATGCTTCTACGGCTTCTAACCTTGAGTAAATAGAGCTGGCCGTCCATATAGCTCCAGCTATACTTGAAACGATTCCAAACACAATTGCAATATGTATTCCTTTGAAACTTGCACCACCTACTCGGATTTCGGTATCTTCGATAGACATTTTTACTCACATTGCGTTCCGTAAAAGAAACACTCATAGCCTACGTAGCTTGGGCTGTTTGTATAGTAGGGATCATTTTCTCCGTCTAACAATATATCTGTAGTCGACTTGTATAAGTCTAGTCCGTTCGCTCCATCAAAATATACGGCAGCGCCCCAATTTGCATTGACAAAGTTTAAAGTTACAATACTGTTTTGCACATTAAAGTTTGCGCTAACTTCATCTACAAAACTAGAATCTGCTTGCTCTGCACTGTTATCAAAGAAAGCTACAGAGTCAGCATCGTTTGCAATACCAATGTAGGCTGCTGCTTCCTGAGCATAACCCTCTACTTCTTCGAGAGAGTCATTATACTCTGTAACTGTTTCCGCTTGAAGCGTTAAAGCTGCTTCATTTGCTTCTGCAAACTCTGCAACCGCTTGCATTTCGGGATCACTGTTTGTTTGTGCGGCTTCTTCAGCCATAGTTGTTACTTCAAGAATTACTGCTATTTCAGTTGCAGCCTCTGTAAAAGTATCAATGGCTGTTTCCATATTTGTGAGAGCTATTTCTCCTTGATCCATCAAAAAGTCTTGAGCAGTGTAAAACTGCATGTCTGCCATGCTGCTTAAAGCATTATTATACGCAACTCTCTGAGCTTCAGATATTTTTGCAGAGTCTGCCATTGTTCCGTCAGACATATAGCCAAGCTCAGCATTATAAGAGAGTCCCGCAACTGTTTTATAGCCTAAGTTTAGTTGATCTACGACTGCTTGGCTTGAGTTTACTAAATCATTCAGTGGATCCGCGCTCACTGCTCCTGAAGCGCTCAGAGATAGAACGAGTATCGCTGCCTTCAGTACTTTCATTTTCAACTCCAATTCCTAGTACATCATTGTACCAGTCTTTTTTCTTTGAATAATCAGGTATGTGTAAACTTGGTCTACTTTTTAGCGCAAGATAGGCGCGTTTACCAACTACGAGTTTACCTCCTTGTAAAACTGGACAGGGAGTGCCGGATATAAACATCGCTCTCCATACTTCCGCATTTTGACACATTCTCGC